GCCTTTTTGGCCCACTCAAATACTTTCAATGCCGGGCGTAATACCCGGATGTTGCCTATGAACGGCTCCAGAGAGTCCTTGTATTGCGTGAAATACGTCAAATACCCTTGCTCTCTGGACAGGCCTGCTATGCCAGCCGGTTCACCGTCCAACGTAATAATCATCGCCCGCATTGTTCTGCGGTCTGTCTTACCGAAATACGCCTCAATGTCCCGCCTGTTGGCCGGGTGTGAAGCTATTTCTCGCTTTCCTGTATTGCAATCTTGCAAGCTAACACCGTTGCTGGCCTTGGGGCCGCTGCCTGTAAACAAACTCTGGAATCAGTATTCCATGAACCGCCAAAGGGTTGTGTGTCTCCGGAGTAAAAATCATGTATCTCATCAGCATCCAGTTCCCGGCCACCTTCAACAGCCCGCATATCAAACAACCGGCTGAATGTAGGCCCATACATAATGCCCTTTACGTGAGTTTTGTGAAGGGTCAGGCCGATCTGCTTGATGTTCTTGCGCTCGTTCGGCCCCATATCTTCCAGTGTGGCCAGTGCCGCTGATTTGAACTGGGCTATATAAGGCAGCCCAACACAGACATTACTGGCCGCTACAGCCAGCGTAATCGCACCACCGGACACCGTAGGCCCGGTATGCACATTGTCGGTGTACTCAGAAACATCAGCCCCATCCGCCCAGACCACCACCATTTCACCGTTCAGATGAGTCAACCCGGTTATGTTGGTGATAGCAGAACCCGTGTAGCTAATGAACGAATCGCCCAGTTTAGTTAGATCACCCCCTCTACATTCAGATTCCAGCGCCCATTTCTCATGGTAGCGCACACCGCTTCGGTTGATTGTGTAATAAACCTGATCCTCGACTGCGCCTGGCAATACCGACACATCCTCAATCAGCCCGTCTGTTTCAATCTCGACCCAGCAAGTTACGTTCTCTGCCCGGTCGAATACCAGCATTCCCACAGTCCCGTCAGACCGGACACAATGAATGCGCATATCTGGTTTGTACTGGACTTCAATATGAACAACGCCTACTTCATTCAAATCTGGCGCGGTTAAATTCAAATCGCTTGTGGTGTAATCCTCCATGTAACTGCCGCTTTCGCTCGGCGCTATCTCACGCAGTCGTTGTCTTGACCTGTCCAGATAAATACCCCGGCCAGACACAGTTTTCATGTTGTAGTTACTGGGAGTTAACGGCTCGTCTATGGAACTGGACCGACCAGCAATAACCTGATCGCCTGTTAGCTCCAGCGCATCTATATCAGCAGAGTTATCCGCTGTTCCCATAAGGATTCTGCCAAGCCCAAGCAGCCAATGGATATTCTGTATAGGACCAAACCCAATCGTCCGGGCAATCATCGCTGCATCGCCCACTTCTTCATCATCAAAAGTCTCGTAGGCGTCTGACTCTGACCCCCATATACGATCCCGCCCGGCCCAGAACAATCGGCCCTCATACAGCCCAACTGCGCTGGGGAAGCCGCGCCTGTCTGACCATTCCCCTTCGCGCCAGTCTGGACTCGCATCTACTGAACCAAACGATTTCAGCACAACAGCACTGACTACCGTAGGGCTGGTGTAGGCAGTTATTCTGGCAATGCCGGTAATTGATCCTGATGTGTAATTCAGGGCGCAAAAGGCTGATGTAGTGCTGGCTGCGTCAATTCGCTCCAGCACGTTCATGCCGATACGGTAATAGATTATCTGGTTATCCTGGCTGTCCTTATAGGTAGTGTCTACATTGGCGGTCCATGTTCTAGTGGAACCCACTTCTTCCCAATTGCCTATTGCGCCTACTGATTTTTGCAGCCGTATCTTAGACCCGGCATAGTCGGCTCCAACCGTCCAGCCAGCGCCAGTTATAATAATCCCGAATTTCCTCCCCGTAGATATCCCGCTAACCCTTATTGGATCACTCCACTCATCTGACGCGACTGTATTTGCGACAGTCAGCTCTACGTCAACAACCTGCCCGATAGAAGCAATCTTAAACAAGCCGCCAACATTGGTTGTCTTAAATAAATTGTCACTTGCCGTAAGGGTTACGTCACCTGAAAGCACACTTGAAGAAACGGTTGTTTCGGTAACATTGAGCTTCCGGAATGGCCCAACGGGCGGCAAATACTTCACCAGTGACCATGAATTATTATCCCTGCGTTCTATCCTGCGCTGAATCTGGCCCCTGCACCCCGTATAAATGATATCCCCGGACTGCCTGCGGCGAACATTTATTAAATCTGCTTCAGCCCATGTTGTATCTATCTCCAGTTCGTTTGAAGCATTGCCGCTGTAAAGCCCGGCATAAGCAACCCGCGTTGAATACTTAAGCCGACTGCTCAACCGTATCTGCACAGCAACAGGGGTTGTCGTATCCAGCGTGATTATGTGTGTGCCTTCCCCCAGCAAGGTTTCAGACCAGTACGATTCATCATCAACCGCTTCTTCGCCGAAACTCACCATCACTGGCCCGCGCTCTATAACAATCTTAAATGATGGCGTGGATGTGCTTAGAACTCCAGTTGTATCAATTACTGCGGCCTCAGAGTCGCCATCGCCGGTTAGCTTCAGATAGTCACCTGTTTCCCATACTGGCGTTGTTGGCGAACTGCCATCAGTAGGCCAGTCGGTGATATCCGTAATAAAGCCCGGATTGGCAACATCCGTATCCCCGGAGGTATCGATTACTGTCAACGGGGCGTCATCAACCCACACCCGCATCTTCAGGGCGGTCAGTTCAATCTCAGCCATATCGTCAACTGAGAACTGGAATGAAAGGTAGCGGGCTTTTGCCCCTGATAACGTGGTATCCAGCATCCCCAGACCGGGACGCAGCATCATTGATCCCAATATACGGGGAATCCAGTTGGTCTGGACTTCAGCCGACATAACCAGCCGGTCAACGTCTATCCTGGCTAATCCCAGTGCGGAGACTATGCCGCGATTGAATGACAGCAGGAGTTTCTTGAACTTCATGCCGCTATCCTAATAGTCTGTTGCGGAAACCTAGATCGTGATGGGTTGAGCGCGGGCCTCTCCGGGCACGGGACCAGCGGCCCTCTGGTGGAATAGTGCTGGGTTCTTCCATTGCATCGCCGTTCTTGGCCCGGCGGCGCAGTTCATCTTCCTGTCTGGCTAAACGCTCATACACCCCATCCGAATGCGTGATAACCGGTGCCGCCTGAAGTGCCAGCCATATTTCTCCCCAGCGGGTGAAATCTTCCGGCCAGAGCGAGAAATCAGCACCCCATTGTGAGTCATTCGACACATACTGGACATATATCACCGATATGTCGGTAAACCATACATTCGCCTCATCCTGATACCGCAACAGGGGCATATCATAGTATTCGTCATGGCACACCTTCATGGTCCGGACAAAATCATCCGGCTTGGGAAAGGCAAACTGGTAGCCAAAACTAGGGGTTATGGACGGGGAGTAATCAAGCATTGCAGTCCGGCCAGCGAAATTCCACTGACCAGCCCGCAACAGCGTTTCAAGAGCATCCCGGTCCCAAATGTCGCTTAGTATATAACGGGCCTCAACATTGTCCGTCACAGTCACTAAACGGCTTTCGCCCAGTGCAGCCAGCGCACCGTTCCAAAGGCTAAGTTTGTCGGTCATCCTTTACCCCCTTTGTGGGTTAGCTCATGCGTTCTGCGTGTTCCATAGCGAACTTGTTGGCTGCTCCGCGAGTGACAAAGCCGTTCTTAAGCTCCACACTATCGTTGCCATCGCCCTTCGTTACACGCCAGCGGTTGATTGGACCGGCAAAATCTACCTTGTAGCCTGGCACAATCTCTGACTTGCCATATCCGGCAACGTCAGTGTAAAGCAGTTTTGATACTTTTGCGCCGGATTTATCCACATCGATAACTTTCAGCCAGCCAAACCAGCAACCATCATCCGGTTCGACATACAGATGCGTACCAATGCGTAGTTTCTGGGTTTCCTGCCGCCAGTAGCCCGGCTGCATAATCTGGTCAAACTTTGTCCCAAACGGAACAGTCACGCTGTATATCTGGATCAGATGTTCTGCCAGCTTCATCCGCCCGGTGGGCAAGAAGTCTGGTGCACTTGGGACTGACTTGATGTTGGTCTTAGGGGTGTCAACCGTTGACACTTTAGCTTCGGATGCTTCGTTTGAATCCGCCATGTTTTTCTCCGTAAATAAAAAAGGCAGCCGGTTAGGGCTGCCCTCATTATTGCACTACGTTGGGTATTACGCCAACTTAGGTGTCAATGTCCTCAGACTTAATCATCGTAACATCGCCATCCGCGGCAACCACTGTTACAAGACAGGTAGTGAGGTCAGGAGCATCGGTATCAATAACATGAACAATGTCATTTACCCGCATCCCAATCACCCCACCATCATCAACATAGCCCGCGGCAATGACTGTAGCCACAGTCTCGGTGCTAACATGGCTCCAAATTTGGGTGGTGGCGCCAGCGCCCAACCCCATTGTTGGAGTTAAAAGGTTTAGTTCATCGGCATCATAAGCCATGAGTATTCTCCTTAAGAAATGGTGTTATCGTCATGTTTCCATTCGTACACGCCAGTAACCTGGATAACAAGAGCGCCGGTATAAACTGAAGTACGGGCGTATGAATAGTCCTGTTCCTCATCATAACCAACAACGGACTGGATTTCACCAGAATTGATAGCGTGACCAACCGCTGACTTGTGGTACAGATAGCAAGAGGCTGTCGTGCCACCTACACCTGTCAGGTATGGATGAACTATCCAATGAATCCCAAGCCACATATACGACACAGGCTCGTCTTTCCAGGCCATATCATCACCAGTAGTCGGTGAACGACCTACATAATCGCGGCTTGCAAACGAGTCCTTGGTGCTGCTATCTACCAGCAGATTCGCTTCAAAAGCCGGGGTAATCAGGGCGGTAAGATTCTGGTCGTTCGGAACCTTATTCTCCTGAAGTGTCGCCTTTGCCACCATCACATAGCCAAGTGTTGCAGCAGCAGCACCAGAGGCGGTCGGGGCTGCGTCATCAAGCGCATCAATAACTTCTTGATCGCACTTACGATTGATAACAGCAGTCGAGTTCATTTGCATGATTCGGCGCTGGTCACTCTGGGACGCGAAAATGTTGAAAGAAGTCTTACGGCGAAGATCATGCCATTCCGTCAGCACAACATCGCTGACAGTAGAAACATCACCCGTTGCCGGGATAAGACCGTTGACGCCGCGAGTTACCGCCACGTCCTCATTTGAATCAGCTACCAAAAAGCGGGCTTGATTGCCCTTTATCATGGCTTCGGTGGTAACAGTGCCAAGCAATAGTGACTTGCGCTGTTCAAAGCCTTTGACAAATTCTTGTCGGTACTGTTCTTGAAATTCTACTGGGTTAGCCACGTGTGGGCCTCCTTGTATCAGAATAAAAGAAAGTAATTCCTTTGCTCTGGGGAGGCTGCTTATCGGCTTTGCCAGGGTAGCCTTTCGGGACTGGCGCAGCGCGGGCAGGGCCGTTGCTATGGACTTTGTTGCGTATCCGGGCCGGTAAACCGGGGAAGCGGATGGATGGAGAATACCGAAAGAGCCTCGCTGCTGTCAAGCGTTGACACTCAGAATAAAAAAAGCCCCCGGTTAAGAGGGCAAATACACACTTTCCTTCCTTCGCAAATTAAAAGCCTGGCTCCAACCCTCACTTGACCGAAGCATCAGCAAGTGGGACGGATGAGCCAGAGCCAGACTATCGGTTCCGTTCCTTTTGCCGGTTTTCAGCCGCGAGAATACTGCGGTATTCTTCCTGCATCTTATCGGCCTTGTCGCCTTTCCAGTAAGCACTGGTCTTATCGCCCATCAGGCCTTCAATCGTATCTTTACGCGCTGCCATAGTGTCCGGAGTCTGGCCGGGACCACCAACGATGGTGGACACAGAACTGAGTTCACGGGCTAGTGATAATGTCCAGCCCAACACAGCCGGGTTATTCATTATCGGCAAGCCATTGGCATCACGCCCATTCAGAAAGTCTGCGGCATTTTCACCCAGCTCTTTCTCAATAAATGTGTTGATAAGGTTCTTGTTGGCCGTGTAGTCATTGCCCCATTCATCCCGGTAACGCTCATCGGCTTCCTGAGAACTAAGCTGGTCACTTTCCGCATGGGCCGCCATTTCGGCGTCCTTGGTTTCATTATAGAAGCCAATCAGCTGTTGGGCTTCCTCGATTTTGTAGTTGTTTTGATGCAGGTAATCGGTAAACAGGCCCATGACTTCCATATCGTCATCGCCAATCACCAGACCATCGGGCAGATTCTCCAGATAATCCTTGGGTTCAGGCGGGATACCGTTTTCGTCCCGGTAGGCGGCTATCTGCTCATCAGTGGCATCTTCAGCCAGCGGTTCAGCTTCCGCGCCCGCCCTGATCTTGTTCTGGGCATCATTAAACGCTTTGCCCACATCCGCCGGGCTGGTGTATCGCGCCAGACGCTTTGCCAAGCCTTCATCACCGCCCGCCATATCGGCCCGCCAGTCTGATTTATTGGCGGGTTCAGCAGGGGGTGTCTCAGGCGGGGTGTCATCCGTTGACACTTCAGGGGGCGGTGCGCTCGCTATCTCACCACCAATAGCATCAGGCTCAGCTTCGTAATACTTGGTATTCATTGATCGAATCTTCATTTCTCGTCCTCTTTAGGTGTTAAAGCAGCTTCTTCAGCAAAACTCTGTCTGGCGGCAATCTTAGCATCTAATTCGTATTTGCCTGTGGATAACGGGGCTTGGCTAACGTAGTAGTCAAGTATTTGCCAGACAGCCTGTTTGCCAATGCACACATCCTTTTGGCTGGGGTCTTTGCGCCACGGGTTTGTGTTTATCTGGCAAACGTCCACAGCCAGAAACTTCACGGCACGTTTTTGCTGCTCTGAGTTAGCAGTTCCGGCGACGACAGCCCGCCATGCCATTACATCGGCCAGCATGTAATCGCCAGGCCGTATTGGGTTTGCTTCCAGCAGAAATTGGTCCCGTCTATCCCTCTGCTGCGCCACGTACTGCCTCCGCCCCGGCAGCCATTTCCTGCATAGCCCCACCAGCTTCTTGCGCCATAAGTGCCTGTTTCTCGGCGGCTTTGGCGGCAATCATTTCTGCGGCTACTTGGTTGGCTTCGGTTTCTGGTCTGATCCATTCTGACGGAGTATTCAACCCATGTAATGCGTCCCTGAATGCTGTCCTTACATCCAGATCGGCTGCGGTTGTCGGGTCCAGTTGAACAACCTGCTCCAGCAGTTCCTTTGTTTCCACCAGTTGCGCACCCTTGCGCCTGTCAATTGCATCGTGCAGTGGTGATTCAAACTGAAACTGCACTTCCTGTTCCCTTAATTCTTCGGGTATATCTTCCAGCGGGCCAAACTGGCCGGTACGCATCATCATTTCAAACGTGGTATTGCACAGCTGGCCGTTACATTCCATTTCCATCGGCTCAAAAAGCGGCAGAGCCTCACGGATGTATTCCCGAATAAGCTCACCAGTCTCATAAGCAGTCTTTTCCGGGCCGCCCTGCGGCAGTGTCAGTTTGTTCAGGTAAAACGCCGTGTGCAGCATTTCACGAATATCCTGCTGCATTTCCATGCCGAACGGCAGTCCGTTCCTGTCCTGGGTAATAGGCCGCAACACATCGCCCAGCCGTTCATCGTAATCCTGATCCGCTATCGTAATACCGCCCGCATACAGCTGGATATCACTGCGGATAGCTTCCTGAACCGCAATCATAGGCGGGCGGGTAGACATTTCACCGGCTTCAAGCAGGGTCAGTGTGACTGCCTGCAATAGCCTGGCATCAGCCAGCCCGGCAACAGTCGCGGGCGAGTACGCATACTGTGAGCCGGATACGGTCTGCCATCGGGCAATTGTGTAGCCAGAAACCCATTGTGGGTTCTCGTTCATGGCGTGTTCGTTCTCCATATCCACAATCATCTGTGCATACGGCTGTTTGAATTTGTAATCGTAATCTTCGGTGGGGATGGTGATGACCATGCAGTGCAGCTTGCGGTCAAGTTCCTTGCCGCCCTGAAGCGAGTTATGCAGGGCGCCTTCCCCAAACTGCGCCTTAACCTGCCGGACAGTGGGTGTCCACTTTCTGAATATTGCTCCAACAGTCCCGTTATAACGCTCATCCCACGCCACATCCTTCAGGTGCCAGTTGCGGTATAAAAGGCCGGGTCGCCGCCAGTCCATTTCTGTCGTGATGACTGACTGACCGAAAGCAGCAAAGTCATTATCAGCTTCTTTGGTGGCCCGGTTAAAACTAGCGCCGTAGGCATACATAGCCTTGCGCTGTACTTCTGTTTTTTCTTCCAGCCAGCGCCGACCAATGACTGTAAGGTTCTTTTCATCATCGATTCCCTGCCGGAACCAGTGGATATTGGTGGGCCGTAACATACCTGAAAAGGTATTGGCCAGCTCCCGCCGGACAACCAGCGGATAGCTTGAATACAGGTGGGAAGCAAATTCATCACCCAGATACCGGGAGACTGTGAAATCGGCCCGTTCTACATAAAACTGGTCGGCAATGTCCTGCCACAACCGCAGTAACGAGCCGCGATCATGCAGTTTATTCCCCTGGGCAACAAGACTCTTGATATCAACATTCAGTTGACCCATTTTTAATCGCCCAGTTTATCGTTTGAATTCGTCAGGATGCTGCTGGAGCGTGAGCCTTTACGCTGCGACAGTTTGCGCTGCGCTGATAATTTAATAGCTTCTTCATCCGGCAACGCTATAGGGGCTTTTGTCTGTGGCGCTTTTGGCGCCATCATCTTCGCCGCTGCCATCGATGTTCCTGCGCCAATGGCGG